GCCATAGCCTCTTGTAATGCTTTTATAGCTTTCATATAGAGCACTGAATACTTGACACCTTTTGTTGTTGTCCCTAAATCTTCGTCGTTTGGACCCAAGTCTATGTGTTCGTCAACAAGCCCAGACATACCGCTTTCTTCTAACTCTTGAGCAATAACACCGATACGATTAGCAGAACTTTCTTTATCCTCAATCATGCTGTATTTACGAACTTTTATTGCCTTGATGTCATCCCACTGAGAAGACGCATCAACAATATTTTCTTTCAGCCTTCTATCCGAAATAGCGCCATAACTATTGTTAGTGTTTTGTACATTTCCAGTTCCAAAAACAACGAACTGTGTAGCACTCATATCATTTATATTTGAGGCTGAATTAGCGCCTCTTATTAGTTGAGAACTAGCGTTAGTACTGTTTATTGCAGAAACAAATGCAGTCGCTAATGCTGTTGTTTGACTGTGAACATGGGTTCCAGCAAGCCTAGCCCAAATAAGAGGAACCCCACCCCCTGTAGAGAGAACTATGTTACTGCTCTCAGTGCGTAAATCTAAACTGCTTTGATTGCCGTCATAACCCCCTATTAAGGTATTACTGCCACCCGTTGTCATGTCCATCCCAGACTTATTGCCCACGAAGGTGTTCAAAGTTCCCGTGCTTACTGACTGACCAGCCCTAAAACCCACCGCCGTATTGTTAGCAGTGTTATTGACGTTTTGAGTTTCTAAAGCTTGAGTACCTACCGCTACTGTTTCATCGTCTCCTGTTGCTGAATAAAGTGCGTTGGTTCCTACGGCTACATTACTTTCACCAGTTTGCACCGTTAAACCTGCGTTTCCACCTACGAAAGTGTTGCTTTTACCCGTAGTGACATTGACTCCCGCAAAATACCCCACGGCCGTGTTGAATGTGTCTGTCGCTGTAGTAAAGTTTTGATTGGCTAGAGCAGATCTTCCCAGTGCAGTAGATTTACTGCCTAAAGTATCCGAACTCAGTGCGCCATATCCCAACGCCGTATTGTCATCAGCATCAGTAAGAACATCACCCGCAAGACCACCGACCAGTGTATTTTGAACTCCTGTGCTAATGACATTACCCGCCAAGTACCCGATGCCGACATTGTAATTATCTGTTGATGTGGTGAAGTTTTGAGTGCCTAACGCCTCGTAACCTATAGCAACTGATCTATTTCCCTTGGTATCAGCACTTAAAGCTGCGTAACCCAAAGAAACGTTACGGCCCCCTTCTGTCAAAGCATCAGCCGCGAGACCGCCTAAAATCGTGTTACGAACTCCCGTAGTGACTGACAGCCCAGCGTAATACCCCACGGCGGTATTATAAACATCAGTATCTGTAGTATTGTTTTGGTTTTTTAGAGCTGCGTTTCCAACAGCGACATTTCTATCGCCTTGAGTTTCTGCTCCTAAAGCATCATACCCGGCAACGGTATTGCTATTTCCTGTAGTAATTGCATCCCCAGCTAGACCGCCTATCAAGGTGTTGATCGTCCCAGTGGTGACACTCTGACCAGCACTGGAGCCTACAGCGGTATTGTAAACATCTGTTGCCGTAGAAAAGTTTTGCTCTAATAAAGCTCTTCTACCAACTGCCGTGCTATGACTTCCTAAAGTGTCTGACCCAAGAGCAGAAGTGCCAATTGCCACGTTGTAATCAGCATCAGTCAGCGAATCCCCTGCTACGCCACCCAACAACGTGTTTTCAATTCCCGTGGTGATGTCGTTACCAGCGTGGAATCCAACCGCCGTATTGAAACTGTCAGTAGATGTGGTGAAATTTTGGGTGGCTAAACTTCCAAAACCTACGGCAGTTGACTTACTACCTTTCGTGTCTGAACTTAAAGTAGACCCACCTAAAGCTACATTAAAATCAGCATCTGTGAGAGCATCTCCTGCAAAACTCCCAAATATGGCGTTTTCTATGCCTGTAGTCATAGCCAAACCAGATTGATAACCAACAGCCGTATTAAAAGAATCAGCCCCAGCATTAAGTGTTTTAAGAGCTTGATAACCAACAGCCACGTTATCCCCATGAGCATCTTCAGTAGATAAAGCTTGATAGCCAATAGCGGTGTTGTTATTTCCTGTAGTAAGATCATGCAAACTTTGATAGCCAAGTGCTACGTTGTTACCACCTTCGGTATTTGCAGTCATTGACTCACCACCCACAGCAGTGTTAGTTGCTCCAGTAGTGTTTGATCCTAATGCAGAGCCACCGATAGCTACGTTGTGATTTGCTGTTTGGTTCGCGTCTAACGCTGCATATCCAACCGCTACGTTGTTATCACCCGTAGTCAGTGCCGTACCCGCTTCATCGCCCACGACCACGTTGTAGTTGCCGCCAGAGGTGATGCTGTTACCAGCGTTTACGCCGATACGAACATTAGATGTGCCAGCGGATGCAGTGATTAAATCAGCACCATCTTCGAGTGTCGTATCTCCTGAGATCGTAACTGTGCCGTTGAAGTCCATTGCAGTCGCAGTCAGATCAATCTCATCAGTCGCACCCAATGATAGAACCGTAGCACTAGAACCTTGGATGAACTGACTCGCATCGTTGAACATGATCTTATTCGTAGAGTTCAACGTCAGACCAGAACCATCTGTATGTGTCAGTGTAGTATCACCGTCTGCGCCAAAGGTAATGACTGCGCTGTCGGAGGTGAACGTCAGGTCATCCTCTACTTTGAGGTCAACAACATTTAAGCTGGCGAAGGCGTCTACTACAGCAGCGCCACTACCTGCTCCATCCAGATAGACCGCTTTCACGTCTCCCGGTGGAATCGTTACATTCGCTCCACTGCCTTGGGAAATAATGATGTTTTGAGACCCGGAAGTTCCATTCTCTATTAGGTGAACGCGAGAAAGTGTATTGGGTGCTATGGTGATTGTGCAGGCCGAATCTAGAGTTCCGGTATACTTGATGAACATCGATCGAGCTGGATCTGTAGAACCGTCCGCCACTGTTGATGTATGCGTGTCCGCGTTTGTCGTAATACTTTCCGTGCCGAAGGAAAGAGCCTCACCAATCAATTCGAGGTTAACATTCGTTTCGCTGCCCCAAGTCCCGGCTGATTCCCCGGTACCAATTTCTTTGAGGCGTAAATCGTTTACATAGGTTGCCATTTATCGCTCCTTGATCAGTATTCTACACCATAAGCGTGTCGTTATACAAGTTTTTATAAAAATATATTTTAAGCCGCTTCATCCCGACCTGCCTCTATTTGTTCGTAACTCGGTGTCTGACTTGTATCTATACTACTATAGTTTGCTGTTTGGCTGTCGTCTATCGTGGAGTAACTTGGATTCTGTGAAGTGTCTATTTCACCATAGACCAGCGGCGTGCCTAATGACGAGGTGATCGACAAGCCGGTCAGCTGCACGATGCTTGCAGCAATTGTTGAAACCGAGCCTAAGCCAGAATTGATTTGTTGTCCGTCCGGCGTCAGATTGTTTTCGCAAGAAAGAGTCGGCGTTCCGAGAGCTGAGGTTATAGCTTGCCCAGTCGGAGACACATTAGCTGGCGCGACAACTGAGGGTGTTCCTAATCCGCTGGTTATGCCGGTAAGAACCGGCAGGTTGACAATCGATGCTGCAACGACTTGCAGTGATCCAATACCCGACGTTATTGCTTGGCCGGTAGGAGTGACATTCGCCAAACCGGTGACGCTAACTGAACCCAACCCTGATGTAATGGATTGCCCAGCTGGTGAAACACCTGCCTGCGCGACTACGCTCGGAGCGCCTAGTCCTGATGTGATAGCTTGACCAGTGAGAGTAACCGTCGCCTGCGCGACGATCGCGGGAGAGCCTAAACCTGAAGTAACCGCCTGACCGGTAGGCTCAACTGGGATACCTTCATCCCAAGCGCCTTGACCCCAAGTGCCACGGCCCCAGCCATTTATGTTAGCCATCTAATTCAGACTCTGCTTCTTTGAGTTTCTTGACTACGCTATTCATAATGTCGCGCACCGCGTCAGTCATGAAGTCAGTCGCTAGAGATCCTTCAAGCTCTCTGATCGATTCCTGTATGTTTTCTTTGGCAGTCATAATTAACTCCTGCTGGCCTAGCATTATAACTAATAAGTTTCAACTAGGAAGCGACGCCCTGATATTTGCGATTGAGTATTTTGGCAACCTTAGTCGGGCTGAAGGTTTCAAAACCTGGGTGCGTGTTACGAACCTGCCGCGCTATCTTTCTCGCGCCGAGTCCTCGCTTGCGAGCTAAACGGATCGTTTTCAATACTGCCTGCTCCTCTGGGATCTCGACCAGTTTCTTTCTGGTTTTCATCCGCTTGCCATTAGGCAGCTCCTCGTGCTCGAACTCGTATCCGAAAGGTGGTGAACCACCGATCGAGTAACCTCGTTGCGCCCAAGCGATCTTGCCCTCAGCGAACTTCTTCTTAGTGTTATGGTGCTCGATCTCGGCTACCATGGAGAGCATGGTCAAAAACACTTGGTTCGCATAGGCACTCATGTCCCACTTTGCATCGAGACCTTTCGGCTTCGTCAATTTAGGATACGCGACCGGCATGTCATTGAACTGCTCACACAAATAGAGTGTGACTCCGCTTTCTTCTAAGTGCGGTATAGTTTGCAGTAAATCGTTAAAGCTTCTTGATAACCGGTCGAGCCGCGTTGCTACGATAACGTCGTACTCATCAATGACGTCAGTCATATCTCGACAACGCTCGCGCTCCATGATCGGCACTGTGCCGGATATGCCTGCATCAATAAACCATTCGGTGACTTCGCGATTGTATTTGTCCAGCACAAACTGAGAGATCAGTTCTTGTTGCGTCTCGATCGAGATACCGTTCTCTGCCTGCTCGACTGTAGATACCCTACAGTACCCGTAGATATTTCTGATTTGTGTTTTTGGATTACTCATAAACCTGCGTCCCAACCTTCAAGATACAAATGCTCTCCCCACTTTTCCATCTCTTGACGGAAGCCTTCTTCGCCGCCTTGCTCTCTAATCACTTCGCCAACCCACAAACCGATTGTGCCGTCGGTGGGTATGCGATCAGAGTCGCGTAGCTCTTTAATTATGGCAACGTCCAAATCGCTGAGGTCCACTTGAATCATGCGACCATCTTCTTTTTCTCGACAGATCACTTTCACTTTACACCTCCGACAAAACCATACTTGGTTAGCTCGTTATGGAATCGCTCCCAGTCGATATTCAAAGGCCGACGGCTCTTTGCATAGTCGCCCATCAACAGCTGGCCATCTTTGACGAGTTCCGCGGCGCGATAGTTTTTCGGCGCACCCTCTAGACAAATCTCAATGTCATACTTCTGACACGTGCGGCGCACGCGATTGTAAAAATGTTTTTTGTTTGCGGTCATTTTATTTTCTCCCATCGGTCTTTCATCTCTTGAATTTCTGCCATCGGCACGCCATGCACAGAGCCAAAATCGTTTTGGCACTCAATGATGTTGACGGCGTAGTTATATTTTTTAGCAAGTTGCAGATAAGGCTCCATCTCCCAGATCTGAGAGAAGGTATTGGCAACCGCGATTTGTGGCTCAAGATGTATCATCGCGTGTAACGTCACAGTCTGACAATAGTGGTGCGCTTGGGGCAGATCCTCGGGATTGAACTTGTAGTTGCCGTCATGATCATAAAACCAAGTGTCTGCTTCAATATGCACTCTCGATGCTAATTTTTTTGCCAGCGTGCTTTTGCCAGAACCCGGCAGCCCACGAATTAAAAACAGGGTTTTGTCCACATTCATCTAGTTTGCACCTCTCCCGTTTTTCCATCGTTCAATTCTGGCTTCATCCTCAGCAATCATATCGTCTATCCGAGGTTGGTAGCTTTGAGCGCACCATGCCTCGTCAGCATTTTTTTCTATTTGGGTAATCCAGTCTTGAACGCTCACCAGCGGATCGTTGTCCTGTTGCTCCTTTGGCAAAACGTGCTTCGTTGCGTCCCTCACCTCTCTGCAATTTAGGAAAGCCTGCATTGCGATCATCTTCCATTTGAGTCCGGTCTCGGGTGACATCTTTTCTGCTTTCATGCTGCCACCCCCTCTCGATCTTGAAACAGTTCGTTAAAGCGAAACATCTCTCTGATTGCCTGCCAACAGGCGCAGCCGTAATATTCATAAGATGGCGAAAAGTGTTGAGACCCAGGCATACTTGGTTCCATCAGCATAAGGACGAAAGGATTTTTTCTTGCCCTCGGGTTGTAGCCAACCAGCCTCCAGTTCCTACCCTGCCAGCTAACAACTTTGTTAAGGTCTATTTCATCAGATACTTCTTTCTCTTTCAGTACTCGTGAAAGGTGGCACCTGTTCCGAGCGCTATAAACGATCGCTCGAATTTTATCCTCGCGCTCGGTCTTCTGTTTTTCTTTTGTTTCCTTCACGCGGTTGTTGTACTCAGTCTTTGACTCACAAACTAAGCCATCCAGTAAAGGCTTAGGATTTGTGATCTGGATAACCGACTCGATCTTACAACGGTTTTTCTTAGCCTCTCCCACTGGCTGATGATGCCACTGATCAATCAGCTCGCCACGGTATAAAGTCATGACGTGACCGCTGACCCAAACCAAGTAGACGCCGCTTGGTTTTGCATACATGTCTGCGAACTTTTTCACAGTGATCCAGCGAGGGTGCTTGACCGGCGACCACTTAACTTTCTTGTTAGTCAGAAAGTCTTTCAGTTCATTGGTGTAGGTCGAGCCTCTCCATCGGCTGCTTTTCTTGAACATTTTTTTGTAAGAGTCGAAAACAGTTTGCGGCTCTTTGCCCATCGCGATCGCTGCCGAGAAGATCCCGCAACATGGTTGCTGCGATACTGGCTTGCCGTTTATCTCTTTGTCATTCATTTGCATCTCCGGTTAATGAATAAGAACATCTTACTAAATGCCGTGTCGTATTGCAAGTTTTTATTCAGTTAAATTTATCTATATAAAAGCTTGTACATCGACTCGGAATGTGTATAATGATCATATTGCTTAACGAACCGGAGATAAAATGTACAAAGCGATAACAAGGAAAAGCATCAACCCAAACCCAGCGACCAAGCGCTTCATTTATGATTCATTCATGGCGAAGCGTGAACTACAGCGCCAACCTTTCTCTGACGAGATGTGGTTGTTTTTGAACTCTCTTCGAGATACCGAGTTAGATCGATTCGCAACAAAAAGCGATATCGAAAAATGGGCCAAGCTTTTGGTCGAGTACCATCTTTTAGGGGAGGCAGTGTAATGCGAATACCTAACAAGATAACTCAGGCGTGGCTTGATAAAAAAGGTTTTCAGTTTATCGAACATTATAGCGACACTGGATGGAGAGCTTACTTCGTCACCCGTCGCGATAAAAAGAGATGCACGTTGATCGAGGCGGCTAACGGCAGGCGAGAGAGGGTTGACCTCTCTTCGCTCCGACATGCTCGTCCGATCATTCGGCGCAAAGGGAAGTGGGTTGTCGATTTCGACAACTCCGCTTTATAACCAACCAACCTACGGGGATGTAATATGGAAAATCAAAACGCAATGCTGAAGGCAGCAGTCAACGGGTTCTATGACTTGCAGAAGACTCGGATTCAAACCGGTCTTCGTCTGGTCGCGAACTTCAAAGTTAAGATCGGTCAAGAGCCGGGCGAGACTGAGCAGGAACTGGATGCCGACGCAAAACTTCTACTCGCTAACCTGCGAGTGTCTTATAAGAAGATAACGGACGGGATCACAAACATGACGCCGCGGCGATTCAAAGCCGACGGCTTGATCTCCACCTTCAGTGAGTTCTCACTGATTCAACAGTACCACGATTTGGTCGCAGCTGAAGAGGCCACTCTCAAACAGATCAAGTACGCGGTCAAAGAGTTCCCGATCTATACCCGATTCCTAGAAGACGTTAAGGGTGTAGGTCCGACGATGGCCGCGGTCATCATCTCGGGATTCGATATCACCAAGGCACAGTATCCGAGTTCGCTCTGGAAATACGCTGGCCTCGACGTGGTAAACGGCGACGGTCGATCGCGCAAGAAAGAACACTTGGTCGATCAGACTTACACCGACAAAGACGGTAAGGTGCAGACTAAAAAAGGCATCAGCTTCAATCCGTTCCTCAAGACGAAACTGATCGGAGTGCTTGGTTCATCGTTTGTTAAAACCAACGGTGAGTACCGAGATATCTACGACAACTACAAGAACCGGATCTCGAATATGCCAGCGCACGCTGAAAAGTCGAAGGGCCACCTTAACAACATGGCGATCCGTTATACCGTTAAGAGGTTCCTCGTAGACTTGCATCGGCACTGGCGGACCATCGAGGGATTGCCCGTACCGACTGAGTACTCGGAAGGCAAACTCGGGATGAAGCATAGGGCGGCTTAGCCATACGGCGCAAGACAACCGCGAAGGTGAAGCGAGTCAGGATAAAGAATAAAACCAAAGAGGCGGAGCGAGTCAAAAGCTCGGAGAAAACCAAGTCGTTTGAGCGAGCCAAGGAGCAAAAGACAACCATGTAAATTTAGCGAGTCGAATTCTTGAAGCAACCCAAAGGAAAATAGCGAGCCATCGTAAATCAGCAAACCAGTGGGGCGGAGCGAGTCATGGCTTACAAGAAAACCACAGAAGACGAGCGAGTCAGGGGACCGGAGAAAACCATCATGATTAAGCGAGTCAGATTAATGAAGAAAACCTAGATGGGCGAGCGAGTCAGAATACGCTATGAAACCACAGAGATTGAGCGAGTCAGAGTGTTGGAGAAAACCGTGTTGGACAAACGAGTCATGAATTGCAAGTCAACCAGTAAATTTTAGCGAGCCATTGAAAAGAAGAAAACCACAGTTTGAGAGCGAGTCAGATACATTGAGAAAACCAAAGAGCAAGAGCGAGTCAGCATCCCCAAGGACACCAACAGAAGGTAGCGAGTCACGCCGTCATAGAAAACCAGAGTGTAAGAGCGAGTCATTCGGTCGGAGAAAACCATAGCTTTAAAGCGAGCCAAAGAATAATTAGAAACCTATAATGAGAAAGCGAGTCAGGTAAATTGAGAAAACCATTGGAATTGAGCGAGTCAAAAGAGTTGAGAAAACCATCGTCAACAAGCGAGTCAAAAACGGGGAGTAAACCGTCATGATGAAGCGAGTCACAGAGCGGGAGAAAACCACCATGCTTAAGCGAGCCTTAAGGGGAAAGAAAACCTAAGATGATGAGCGTTGTTAAAACATAAGGAGGATACATGGGCGATGTAGTGTATGGAGTTTTTGACGACTCAATGTGGGAGTTGCATCTGAAAGTCAACTTGCTTGGAGACGAGGGATTCGTCAAGCATGTTCGGTGCGACGACGACAACTTCAAATGCTTAATAAGTCGTAAAGTCAGGGAGTGCCGAGATACCAAAAAAGGTTTTCGGCTTTACCTAGACGGTGCGTTAGTGCATGAGTATGACCCTGCGTGCTAGAGGTGTTTTGGCTGTTGGGGTTATTTTCTTTGCCAGTGTTCCAGATGGTGGTGCTCAGCTACCTCTGGAACCGGCATCACTGAGTCTCGAAGATGTCAGTGTCATTTAGCTCTTGTTGAGATGCTAGAACGGCGGCGGCAACCGGTGCAGCGATGCCATAACGTTTTGCTATCTCCACTATCCGCGGATCGAAAACAACAAAGTTTCTAGTCCCGCGATCAGTGTCTCTGCTGAACTGGTCTGCAAACTTTACGCCTTTGACACCTGCCTCTTTCAACTTTTCAGTGGCTTTTTCCGGCGCTAATTGAGTTGGCGTATCTGGATCTAATATTTTGTAGTAAAGCTGGTTGCCCGGCGTCTCTGGGTCCACCACGCCAAACTTCTTCATAGCCTTTTGTATTTTTTCTGACTGTTGAGCCAACGGCACGTCGTAATCGATGAACTCATCTAGGTTCGCTTTGATATCCACTTCGTAGATATTGCCAAAGTTTACCCCAGTGGCCTCTAGCTCATCCGCCATTTGGCGAGCTGCCTCTCGGTAGTTTTCGTCATAATCCAAATCGTCGGCCAGCTCTCTAAAATCTTTTGGCGTTTCATGCATCATGGCTCTTTCCAAAAGGTCCATGCGGGTGTAGTCGTTGTTTGCCTCCGCCGCCTTGAATTCTGAATACAACTGCTCTTCGTAATCGTAATCACGCGGGGTTAATCTGTCTCGATACTCTTTTGCGACATCCTCGACCTCAGCGAAGTAGTGTCCTCGACCATAACCTTGCGCTCCTTCGCCAGTTCCTATCTTGCCATCGTCAAACATGCCTAACGGCTTTGGTTCTCCGATCGGCTCGAAGCGCTCTGTGTCACTTACTATCTTGAGATGTGCATCGCTTTCTAAATTTACGACATAGGTTTTTCCGGTTTGTTTGTCTATGTAAAGCTGCGACGGTGGTATCCTATTTGGACTACCTTGATATGCTTTGATACTGCCAACCGGCTCTTCTGGATCGCTCAACTTTCTCAGCTTGTTTAGTTTCAAACCGGCTTTCACCGCACCACCGAGTAACGGTATTGCTCCGATACCTTGTAAGAATGCAGTGCCGACATTACCTTCTCGAATGTTTTCAACAAGACTAGGCGCACGCTCTCCCACAACCATCTCTGAAAAGCTGGTCTGATCGTTTGGCACTTCTGGATAGTTACCGGTGATATCAGTTGCGCCGAAAGGATCAAAAAAGCTACCGGCGATGTTTGCAGCTTGGGCTGGTGTAAGACCTGACCCACCAGATCGTCCCATCATCTCTGATACAGAACCGCCGAGACTGTACTCGAAGATATCTTGATCCTCGACGTTCACACTACCGCCTTCCGCGTACTTAGTGCCATAGGTGCGGTTCAGATAGTTCGCAAGATTCTCGATAAGCTCGTCGGTGACCGGCTCGACAATGTGTCTCGATCGGAGTGCGCCCACTCTTTGATCCCTTGTGAATGGCTTACCGGCGACGTTTATGGATTGTTCCATCTGTTTGAACGCTTGCGGGAACATCAACTCAGGCGGTACTCCGATACCTGCCAAACCTCCCATGTAATCTCCTGGTATTACAGTGTCGTAACTTAAGTGATAGGGATCAGGAAAAATTTCTTTTTCTGGTGCTCCCTTGAAAATTGTATAGCCGGTTTCTGCTGGGTTAGGAACTCCAGCCGGTGTACGAAGCTCCGGCACTGTCAGTGTCTCTACAACATCGTCGTATATTGGGAAACCTTCTTCCGCACGTGTCGGCTTTTTCATTTCCGCTACTAACGCTTTACGAATATCTCCCGCGGTTTTCACGCTGGGGAACTCTCCTAATAACTGCGGTATTAGATCTGGACTTTCTAAACCGACAAAGTCAGGGATTCCTTTTACGGTCGCGGTCCCTGTCCTGACGGCTTTATCAAAAGAAGCGATGGTCTTTTTCGGTATCTTGAGAAAGTCAAGCTGTCCAACCATGCTCAGCGCTACCGGTGTCGAGAAGTTAATTCCTTCCCTAGCCATTGCAGAGTACACGCCCAGTGGAGGCAGTCCCGTTTCTTCAAGCGCCTTAATCATATTGATTTGTTTCAGGTTCGCCGCGTTTTTCATGGACGCCCAAGCTTTCCCGTAATCCATGAATTGCGTATAACCGGGTCCGCCTTGCACTTCCACAGGGAAACTCAACGGAACTCCTTTGACATCTGTTATTGTGCCAATGCCTGAACGATCACCTGTTACCGGCACGAGGCTGTATCCTGCCAGCTCGTTAGGGTCGATGATCACTCGCTCTTGCGCTTCTAGATCCTGTATCTCATGCGCGGCCCTAGCATCTTCACGTCTTTTTACGGCTGGTTTTTTAAGGCTCTTTTTATATTTGTTCGCCCTAGTTTTGATATCTCTTTCTGTAATCGGAGCACCTGTAGCCTTTTCAGGATCTATGGACCCGACCGGTGGCTGATCGTCCATAAACTTTTTAGTCAGCTCTTCGATACTGAAAGTTAGGCTTTCAAGACCACGTGCTCCTGCTTTACCTAAAGCTCCTGCACCTTTCGCAACCGTGCCGAGAGTCGGTCCAGTGACAGCTCCGGCCACCGGTATCGCGTACATGGCGTCTCCCAGAACACCTAAACCCTGCATCGCAGCATCAAAGTATTCGCCACGATCGATATTCTCGCCAATACTCGGGAGCCGCTCTTCACTGCTGAACGCATCGATGAGATCCGAATCTGACGCTGGTGGAGCAGCCATGCCCCCTCCCGCCTCCAGTATTCCAGTGCCGGGTAACAACATCGAACCGTAGTAACCGGCCTGACCAGCGCTGGGCAGGTAGTCGAAGATGTCGAACTCGTCTACAGTTCCGCCATCTTGAAAGCTGCGGCTTTCCATTTTTCTAAATTCATCGAAGTCTTTTTCTGTGACTCCAGCCGCTCCGCTTTTTAAAGCATCATACAAAGATTTGTTACTTGGGAATCTCTTTTTGAGTTCGGGTAAAGCAGCTATGAACTCACGATAGTCGCCTTCCTTCCTCGCATCACTTAGAAGCGGCACGGGTGATTGATCCCGCGGAGATATGTAACTGCGTATCGGACCGTATTCTGGATGGTCAACTATCTCGTAGTATTGATTCCTTTCAGGATCGAATATAAAACCACGCTCCTCATACAAAGGATCGCGGAATATGTCGATCTCGGCAGAGGCCATTATCGCCTCGGTTGGAAAGTTCTTGTGAACCGGATACCGGCTTGATCAGGCATACCTTGCCGACCTTTCTCTCGAAAGAACTGTATCTCCGGCCTCTGGCCCTCCTGAGATAGAATGAACTGCATTGAATCGCTATCACCACCAAACCGAGATAGCAGTGATCCTATGCCCTCCTGCAATCTGTTGATGCCCGTTTCGATGGGGGCTGCTTTGCGTGTCATCCGGTCTGTTTCGTCTTCTCCATAAGTCGTTTGTGTGACAATTTGTTCCTCCATGGTCGGAACACCGCCATAAAAGAACACCTCTGCTGTCATATCGGCTTCTTGAGGAGTCAGAGGCATGAACGCGGGGAACAGTCGGGCTGGCATACCTTGCTCTAAAGCTTCATTCAACTTTCTGAAATCGTTTTCAAAAGCTTCCCGATCGAAACTATCCCCAACGCCGTAAGCTCCAGACGCTCTTTTACGCTCGATGTCTACACGGCCATCTTTATAACGACGCTCTATCGCTTCATAGCTGTTAAACGCCTCGGGATTACGCTTAAACTCAATAATCTGTTGAAAATTAGGCGCTGGATTGAACTTCAGCTCCATGGGAGGGGGAACCGGCGCATCCATCTTACCACCCATCACCCCGAATATATCTTCATTCTCGCTGGACATCAGGTTTTTCCGAATTTTTGCTTTTGACTCTTAGGTGGAGACTTCTTACTGCCACTGGGACCACTCCAGAAGGTCTTATTTGCCCAATACGCGGCACTTGTCGGTCCCTTTGCTATATTTTTGGCGTGGCGAGCCTTGAAACTCTTGCGAGCTTCCTTGCTATAGTTGTGACCCATGCTTTGATCACCAAAGCGGATGATTTTGACCTTGCTACCATCGCGTACAGCAACAACTGCCTTCTTTTTTGGATGCTTAGGAGTCCTCTTGACCGTGTTTAGCCTGCTAAGACCTACTTTCTTGAGTCTATTCTTCTCCGCATCAGTCAATCTCATGGGCTAACATCCTTTCGTACTCGTTCCAGTTCCTAGCCATCACCTCAAACCACGATTCAAGGCTCATTACGCAAACCAAACTCGGTTCCGCTGGCCACGCAGTGTTTACGGCGTGCATGGGCAGACAGACCTGCACAGGTTTTCTGTTGTATTTATATATCAAAACCGGAATCTTGTCTCCTGCGGCATCCTGAACCTGCTGGAGCCACTCGGACTTGTAGGTCCAACCGTCAGCATAGTGCTTACACTCCACCGCATGGAACGGGATGTCGATGTCCGCGAGGTTTTTTTCTTGATACTGCGAAAGATTTCGTTTGCACAAAAAATTTATGCCTTGGGACTCCAACCACCCATTTATTTGCGTTGCCACGGAGCGCTCGAATGAAGCTCCTTTCCTCCTAGAATCCGCTCCCATAAAGGAACCATTGCAGTAAAAGTGGCTGGAGTATACCATCCGAGGGCTGATTGGCTATATTTCGAGATTGTAGCCATCAGTTACATCCCCGCCCACTCCCAAACAAAAAAAGGGCGGTCGGGCCACCTCTATCATACTTCTCCGGTTAAGAAAAAATGGTAGGGGTGGCTTTTTTACCTTCATTTTTTTTGGTTTTTGAATGCGCCAAACCCAGCTATAGCAACTCGCGACGCCGCGATCGTGCTCTGGGGGGTACGGGGTGGCCTAATCGACCTAATCTCCATAAAAATCAAGAGCTTAGGAGTCCCAACAGCTACAAAGCGTACACCCCGTGCTCACTGGTTATACGTTTTTGCATACAAATTTGTACAGATTTGCACATAAAAACACTAGGAATATCAATGACTTACGCGATTTTGTTGATTTTTGCCGATTTTTGGCGTCTGGGCGGGCCGCGGCCGCCCGGCTTATTTTTTTAGTTAGAAATCTTTTTCGTCTGGTTCTAGTTTTTCTGCGCCCAAAAGTTTTTGAAGTCTGTCTTTAATATCGGCGCTCGACATCGCATCGATGTTGGCATTGATGTTTACACTCTGCGATCGGTTGATGTTTAAACCAGCCAGTTGATTGAGTTCTTTGATCGCTGAAACCGCCGCGTTGTGGTGGCCTTGCTCGAAAGCTGTCTCTGCTATTTTCCACAACATCGTGCCGGTCTTTTGTGGAGTGATCGAGTACTTCTCTCTCAGCTCCTGTTGTTTAAGTGCGACAGCTCGCGTGACTTTCGGATAGCTCTTACCGTTCAGCATCTTGTTTGCCGCTGACGCCGGAAACTCGAACCCTGCTCTTCGAGCTGCTTCCGTTTGGCTACACGCTCCCTCGGTGTAGTGCCAGACGAAACTATTTTGCATAGCGGTTATGCCGAGTTCTTCATCCTTGTCAAACTGATCGGGGATCGCAACCAGTTTAGGTTTTTCTTTCTTGGGCCTTCCTGCCATCTTGCTCTCATGTAGTTTACGAAAACGTCCACCGCTTCATCACGGTCGTATGGCTTCTCATTGTAAGTCATACGCTCCTCACAGTTAAGTGTAAACCATTTCTCAAAGTTGCATTGGAAACCGATCTCCTCCACGTACTCAAATTGTTTCATACCGCCTCCAAGTTACACAGGTAGTGTAGGTAACTAATAACCGCATTACCCTTTAATTACTACCCACATAACGCCTTTTTATGCCTGTTATGCTATATCTTTTTTTCTTCTATAGTAGTAGGTAATAACACTATAAAGACCACTATCCCTAGTAAAAATGGTGCTTTCAGCACAGTGTACCTACCAGTGTACAGGTCACCTTTTTGACTCCCTTTTACCCTGTAATTTTGGCGTGCCTAGTTATAAAGACTTACCTTACGACACGCGGAGTGTGTCATCAGAGTATGGAACACTGTTGTTAAAAGGTCTTTTTTTGATGTTCTTCGAGTAGTTTGCGAGCGATACCAGCAGCACCGAGCCATACAAAAACTGGAATGATGGCGAAAAGAGCCGCGAAAAAACTGATGGCCAGCGCGACGTATGACAGAGCAAGTTCGATCGAAACCTTAGTCCGAATATCCTCCGCCATAGCTATTGTATTGTCCGCTGTCGCTTGTAACCGCCGAGTCATAGTCGAGATCGTAAACCTTCTTGCCATTGCTCCTCCTAGCTTCTATGCCCTTCTCGTACAAGATTCGGCTGGCTTCTTTGAAGTCCGGTGTCCTCGGGTTAGATATGCCGAGATCACGTAATAGTTTGGTTAACTGGGTAGGCTTAGTTTGCCTGCTCTCGAAGCGCACGTGCTCCAGTATGAGGTCTTCGACCGTAGACTGGGTTCTATATACCTCGTTGGACTCGTGTAGCATCTCGCGCTCGTCAGGAGACAGGAACCAGTTCTTCTGGCCTGGCACATACATAGTCTCCTTCACCTCCGCCCAAAGCTGCTGCATATCGATACCATGGTTCGCATTGATCTTACGCACTGGAATTACCCAGAATCTTCGATTGCCCGACGTGTCCGTTAGGAATTCACGTGCGTTAACGGAAGCAAAGAACGCTGTACGCCGCTGATAATGTGAGAAGCCTCTATCATATGGCAGTCTAAGTTCGTCGCTTCTAGCCGTTATGAATGCCTTGAGCTGATCAATATCCGACTTCTTAAATGTGGATTCAATCTCCCCAAGCTCCACCAGCCATTTAGATACCACCCGCTTTACGCTGTCCTTATCGCTTGGATTTAGCGTAGCGCCTTCCAGTAGCCAGCCGGTATCATAATTAGCCAGCCTCTTGAACCACAGTGTCTTACCAAGACCTTGTGCTCCCTGAAAAACCAGTATGCCTTCGAGTTCCACGCCATTGGGTTCGCAGGCAGCAGCACAACAGGAGATCAACCACTTCTTCATGAGCATCTCTTTTAACTGTTCGTTCTCCGGTGAGCCGATCGTATCAAGGAACTCCTGTATCCGACTGCGGCCATCCCATGGCCGTGATTCCATCCACTCCCTTACGGGATTGTATTCTCGGGCCAAAACCTTCAGATAGTCTGCGACCCGCGTGTGAGGTATGCCCATGTTAATACATCGGTTCTCTATCTCGATCAGGCTCGCGTCTTCCTTCAGGTCATCAATAAAGGTCATGTTGGGTATGTCTATCTCCATAACCTTTTTAATCACGTTGTAGACCACCCTGATGCCTTGTACGGTCAATACACCTTGTATGTTCTCTTTAGTATTGAGGTAGCGACCGTTCTTGTTCTTAGCGAACTCGAAGTCCACGGGTACTTCGACGTTCTTGAGTGAGACGAGAAGCTCACCCTCCAGCGCTTTAGTTGCGTTTTTATGGTCGTTGTAATCTCCCTGCGACTCAGGCATCCAGACGTCGGCTTGCCCCTTATGCTTACGGATAAGCTGGCAGGCTTTGATTGCTTCCTTTTCTCCCGTCTTCGAGGACGGATCGTTGTCTGCAATGAAGACGTGCTTACGGTCATTGAAGTAACCAAACATTACCTCAGCGACCGGCGATAGGTTGTAAGCATCGAAAGCGACGATAACCGGCTGAGAGAAGTCAGTGTAGTAGCTGGCCGCGGTGGCGTAACCTTCGGCGTAGTTCACTATATCACTGGTTTTCAGTATCTCTTCGCCAAGGATAAAAAAACTGCCCGACTTCTTTGATCCAGTCAAAAACTTCTTGCTGCCATCCTCGCTGATGTACTGGATACCCACGATCGTCATGTTGGCGTCATACATGGGTATCATTAAAACACCCTGTTCGTTTTGACGCAGGCCGTAGCTTAAAACCTGCTTCTTTTCTAAGTACGGATGTTTCTCGACCGGCTTCGCTCGGTCCCATGCTGTCTGTGCTCGCTTCGCAGCTTTGTTATGTCCCTCAGCCTTCTTGACCTCGGCCTGCCGCTGTAGCTCTTCTATCTCT